AAGAGTTGGCGCGTATGTTACCCAAGTGAGTAATCCCGAGCCAACTGATGTATCAATCGCATCGCCTAAGGCTTCAATCGCGGTTGCGCCATCTTTTACATAATCAGTCGAGGTTGGTACTGGCCATGAATTGATTGGAGTGGTGGTTGCCATTATAGATCGTCCCATTCTGTCGTACTTGGAGTATACCCTGCCCAAGTTGTGGTTGGTGGTATTTGGTCCCAGATTATTGATAGGTAAGTTTCGGAATATGCCGAACAAATTAACGACAATTCAGCAGTGTATCGGGTCAAGTTCCAAACATAGCCCTCAACAAACCCATCAAAACTTTCAGCAAAAACCTTAGGCAATGCCGTTGTTTGTACTCTTAGGCCGTTATAGACACCAACTAAGGCATCACGGGTCGCATCGCTGACCGTTGGTGAATGCAAAGGGATTGTGATTTGGTCTGGGTAAGTCCTTGGATAGGCTCTGGATGCTACAAAAGCCTCCGCCTGATTTTCAGCGTCTGACAAGTTATGCAAAACAGTCGAGCGCGTTCCAGTTAATTGTCCATAGCGGTAGACAGATTGTTCAGCACGAGCAACGGCCTCACCGGCACGATAAGTGACGATGGCCTCGTTTACAATTTCCCCAAGTTGAGCCAATGATCTTAACCCTTGACTAAGAATGTCATCCGCTGTGAGGGTCAAGATGCTGGCACTGCTTCGTGAGGCGTAATCGTCATAATGCAAATCTCCATCGCCGCCCTCCCATAACACGCCTCGCCCAGAATTGGCCGCGATAGTGGTTAATTCGTAGGCGTTTGTCTCGCCGTCGTTGTATGCTTCTAATTCATAGGATCCGGGAACATCAACATTGGCAATGAGATTATCAACCAAGGCTTGACCAACGCCATCAAAACTTTCCCAAGTTACATCTGTTGGCAATTCATCCCAAGCCAGTGTTGGAGCAACATCATCCCACTCGGTGAGGAATGCTTCACTTAAAATGTTCAGGATTCGTGTGCCGTCATTTTCTTTGGCGTAACCTGCCGCGCCGACCAGTTTTCGGTTCAGTGCAGCTAGTGGACCAACTGCCGTGACACTGTACAAGGCGTATGAGCCATCTGTTGGTGTTGCTCCGTCTGTTCCATACCCACCTAAGGTAATTTCAACGTCAGAGATATTGCCATAAAAAATCTCTTGAGTTCCTGATGTGCCTTTGGCTATTTCAATTGAAATTGGTTGGCCTACTTGCAGTCTTAATCTTGAATTGATTCCACTCCAAAACTGAACACGAGCAAAAGATGGTTGAGGTTGCTCGGTTACATCATTCCTGCCGTTGGTGATCGTAATGTTGCTTAGGGTCTGGCTTAGTTTTTGGACGTTACCAGCAAAGGTAACTACTGGATATGGTTCATAATCGGTCACAATGCTGATCCAACCAGATTGACTGCACCTGTACGGCGTGAGGAATCTTGTAGTAGGCGTTCAATACTACGGCGAGCAGACTCACCATCAATAACACCGTTCATGATTATGGTTACGCCTTGACCAGCGCCATTGTCTGGGCGGATTGATCCTGAACCACTTGGGACAAATAACTCTGGCCCAAACTCACCTACCCTTGTTACTTGGTTTGCACCTACTGGGCCTCCAGCTGCGCGGCTTGGTACACCTGACGGATTAAGCAAGCCCGGGAACATTCCGTTTGGCCCATAACTGCCAAACAAGAATTGACCAATGGCTGTCTTTTTTACATCTTTGAAAGTGCTTTTAGCCCCGGAATAGGCTTTGGCGACTGCATTAATTCCATTGGCAACGGAATTCAAGGCATTTGCAAATTCTGTCATTGAGTCAGTTGTTTCATCGCCATCATCTGTAAAGGCTTTGAACAATTTGGCAAAGCCATCGCCGATGTTTTTAAGGGCCAACCCTAAGTTGTAACCGCCGCCGCCTTGTCCATCGTAAACACCAGCCAGTTCACGAGCGCGTTCGCTTAATCCCTCTGGATCTTGCCCGCCAAAGGCTTTGGCCATAAAATTGAGTTGCGTAACCACATCTTTAGCCACAGGCAAAAGGCCTTTGCCCATCTCGGCTTTTAGGTTTTCAATCTGGGCTGTAAGGATCTTTTGCTGACCAGCGAGATCATCTGATGTCAATGCAAAGTTGCCTTGGGCATCTGTGGTTTGTTCCAAAATCACTTCGTATGTTGCCAGTGACTTGGCTTGAATGTCTAATGCGCCTTTGCCGTCATAAAGGCCCATTTCCATTGCTTTGGCTTCAATAGTTGCTTGGTTAAGCAAAACGCCAAATCGCCTGATCGGTTCAGACTCGCCACGCAAAGCCGCGCCAATAGCCGTGATGGCTTCATCGGCATTGGTGTTATAGAACGCGCCAAGATCGGCGGCCAAGGTTGTTGCACTCTTAGAAAACTTTGAAAGATCCTTGCCAGTTAGTCCAGAGGCTTTGCCAAATGTTGCAAAGGTACTGGCAGCGTTTAATGCCTCTTTCTGGGTTAAGCCTAATGCCACATCGGCAGTCTTTGAAAAAGCCTTGATTTCATCAGCAACATCGCCAAAGATGATTTCGGCTTTGCTTACTTCCTCGTTGAGATCACTTGCGGCTTTAACACTATCTACGCCAATCTTAATAGCATACGCGCCAGCCGCCGCCCCAGCGATTGCAAAAGACTTTGCCATCGCCTTGGAGTATTTTCCAATGTTTTTTTCAAAACCTTTTGTTTTATTGTCGGCTTTATCCATGCCATCAAGAAACTTTTTGACATCAGCAAGTAACGAAAGTTTGAGCGTGCGTGTGTCAGCCATTATGAGGTCCTCGCCCAGTTGTCAAGCACTTTAACGCAAGCCTCTTGCCAACGTCTTTTTATTTCTGGTTGCATAACTTTAAGTGTAGGAAAAATCCAATAACCTTTGTTGCCTCGGCCCTCTCTGGGGGATCGCGCTGGAAACTTGTATCCGCCATTTGGAAATCCCGAAACACTAAGACGAGAGTCTGGATTACCGCCAAACTCATTACCAAACAACAATTGTCCAGCATTTGCACCACCCGATGCACGACCTTTGCCACCGCCGATGTAAACAGTTGGGACTCGATCTCTTGCTGGGCGAACCGTAGCGGCAACAATTGCTGCTTGGGCAGGAAACCTTGCACCGACATAGGCTGAGGTTTTGATGCCACCTGCTGTCCAAGCACTTATCGAGGCAACATCATTTTTCAATTTACCTTGTGAATCTTTATCCATAGCACTCAAAGCCTTTAACAATCCGCGATAATCCCCGAGATCAGGTTTTATGGTCATAGTGCTTTTTGTATTATCCATGTCCATTCCTTTCTCGTATCAGCGTGATTGCTGTGTTAACGTCTGCGAGCGACCAGCCCAAAAGGTCTGACATCGGGATGCCGGTGGATACTGAAATCCTGACTAAAACATCCCTTAGTTCTCTTTTGGGTTTTCCTCAACCGCCTCAAATCCATCAAACTCATTGGATACCCAGGCTTGCTGGTTTGGTAACTTTGTATGCCCTGCGGCCTTTGCGGCCTTGTAAAGCATACAAGTCAACACATCCAATGATCCTTGACTGATTTTTTCAGCCGCTTGCACGACTGTGTATCCGAGTTCTCTTTCGATCTCGATCCACAACCAGGTTGAATCATCGCTCACTGTGTAGTTGTTGCCCTGTTTTGTCGTGATGTTGTATTGCATTATGGTTGCCCTGTTCTCTCGATTATGTTCGGGTTACTGTTCCATCCTCGACAACAAAACTCAAGGATGTAGTTAGTACGTCAGTAGCCGCGCCACCAACGGTTGGAAATACTGGAAATAGGTTTCCAGCAAATGTGTCACCATTGACATCAAAGGAAAATGCCAACGATGTATCAGGTGCAGAGTTAGCCGCATCCCAAAGCGCGCTGATGATACCGGCAGATGATGAATCATCTAGGTATAGTTCAACATTTAGTGTGGCTGTCTTATCAACGGTCTTGTATGCGCGACCTGATAAAACCTCTAGCACTTGTTGGTTGTTTTCTCTTTCCAGAGTAACTGTTGATGCTTGGTCAGCGTAACTCACCGAGTTAATCGTTAGAGTCAATGACCGACCAGTTATGTATGTTGCTGGCATGACTTGCCTTTCTTAGTTGGTTGTGACCATCTCGATATTGAGTTGGCTGATAAGCATATCGGCGTTTCCGATTTGCTGGACTGTTGGTTGTGACCATCCTCCTAAAAACGAAATGTTATTAGATAATAAATCAGTAACCGACAAAATTAAGGTTTCCAAGTTTGCTAAAGCCGCTTGGTTATCGGCTGCGTTAACTATGCAGGTTATGTCAAAACGAACATTGCAACGCGCCCCACCAATGGCACTTACGGTTATGTAAGGCGATCCCGGCACAAGCACAATGGCTGGCGGTGTGATGTTTTCATTTGGGTACGAGTAAACAACCCGACCAGCCTGGGCGAGAGTGCTGGCAAGGTTTGCCCGGTATGTCGCTAAATTAGCCAAGATAACCTCGGGTGTCTAAATGCTTGCCAAGTAGTCCTGAAACTCGGGTCAGCATAGAACGGCCTAGGCGGTACGGTGCAGGGCTTTGGAAGTCCACACCTTGCTGGCCTAGTGTGCCTGTACGAGTGATCCAGATGTCGCATGCAACCGCCATCGCACTTTCGCGAACCTCTGGCACAGAATCATATAAAGCGGCTTGGCTGGTCAATACTGCTCGGCCATTAGGAATTATCTTGCGCTTAGTGATGTCTGCGTTGGTGATTGCTGCCTCAAAAAACGTCACGCCGTATTCATCTACGCCCTCGGCAGTAACAGTGCGTGAACCATTAAAAGGTGAGCCGCAATTGGTAACTGTCAAAGCCTGACCAACCACAAATGTGTTGTCATAGCAGTAGAACCGAGCGACATTGTTTGTGAGCGATACTGCATTGATCGCCACATCGTCAAAGATTAGGTAAGACAGGATTATGTTTTCGGCACTGTCTGCAACTGCCTGGACAATAGGATCAGCGTAAATGTCGCCAATACCCAAAACGCTTTTAAGTTCGCTAAGTGTAATCAGTGCCATTTTATCCTCCTATTGTGTAAGTGTGTGGGGGACACAGGGCCGCATCCCCCACACTTCTAACTAACGTGACTTATGTCAGGTTAAAGCGACGAACGCCACCAGCGGTCAAAACGCCAACGGCTAAGTAGCCGTATAGCATTGTTTCGATTTCGCCAGTTGCAACATGGTTTGTTGACATGCGTAGGATCGGTGATTCGTAGATTGCAACTGCTGACGGAGTCACAATGAATGCTGACTCATCGATGGTTGTTGCTACTGCGTTTGGATCAACATACAGATCAAGTCCAAGCACGTTGCCGCGTAGGCTTTGTGGGCCAGCAACTCCGCCGTTGTTTTGTGGGTTGTATGCGTTGTAGATTGGGCGACCAGTTGTATCGGTTGAACCCATTAGCAATGACCACTGAGATGTTCCAGCGATGTATGCGCTTGGCAGTTCACCTGTTGCTAAGTAAGCGGCTGGTGCTTCTGTTGAAACATAGGAAATGATGCCAGCGGATGTTGCTGCTGTTGCGGTTGCTTGTGTTCCGCCTGCGGTTAGTGCTGCAATAACTGCTGCATCAGTTGCGCGATTGTAGGACCGGGTGAGATTATCAACCATCGCCTGGAAAAAATCCGGACTTGACCTTTCGAGAACCTCAAGGCTGTAAATCTGGCGGCCGCTGAACTTGTTCACATCAAGGTTGACATAAGATGACTCAATACCTTGCATGCTTGGTGCTGCGCCTTCGTTGGTGTCTGCAACCGTAGAATTTTGAGAAATTTTCGGATGAGAAATCACCATGCCCGAGGCAGTGATGGCGCGTGAACCGATTGCATCAATCGCCGGGCGTGAGCCAATTGAATTATCGATTACCTGATTAACGTAATTGACCGGGCTGAACGCTGGATTGGTTGTAAAGGAATCATCGGCGGCCATTACATACTGGGCTGAATCTTGATTACCCATTGCTGCTTTGATTTTGTGTTCCAAGTAAGTTGCTTGGCTGTTGATTGGGCTACGCGGCTTTGCGTAAGCCACTGGTGCTGCGGCAGTAACAACCGCTGCTGCGGTCACTTCATCTGCCACTGGTGCGGTTGTTTCTTCCACTGTGATCTCCTGTGGGTTTTCCTCGGCAGGTTGTTCCGCCTCGGTGGTTTCTGGGTTTTCCTCTGTTTCAGTTGCTGCAACGCTACTTATGGTCGCATCTTTGAAAGCAGGATTGGTGACATGGGCTACGGCTTCGAGTTTGGCAGCCGATACGACCATCACGCCTTTTTCGATGGTGTATTCGCCGACATTGGCTTCGATGCTAAATGCCGGGCGCAATCCCTCTGATGCCTCGACTAGCGCATCATTGCCAGCACCAGTTGGCGCAATCTTA